AGGTGTCACTCGTTACAGAGGAGACCGAGTAAATAAAAGTGGTCAGACTTTTCACAAAAGCGGTCACTCAGTTTATGCCCACCAATTCTACAAAACCTATTTTTGGGTTTGTGCGAATCATAACAATGGTAACTTTGGTCCTTATAGCGAGGATAAGAATTGGGATAAATGGAATAAGCAAAATTCTATTGCCCGTGAAATTTACCAAAAGAACTGGGGTGATTACTAATGGATAAATATTTGTTCCGTAGGCTAGCTAGTCTAGCCCACGGCAGATTTCCTTATCAGTTGTTCTGTGAGATTGACGGTAAGGAATTAAACTTTAGTTTTAGATTCCAGTGGTTTAGCAACTTGATGTGGGCTTGGGCTGTAAGCTCTAAGAACATTCAAGCTGATGAACAAGGTATTGTCTACTCCAATAAAGTTTGGAGAGCTTGGAAGTTACAACATAATATTTTGTATCGTCTTCATTACAGATATGACAGACCTTACGGAGTAGGTATTCACGCAAAGATACAGAAAAGGTGGACTATGAAACTTAAGCACAAAAATAAAGTGAGCTACGTATGAAGAAATACGTAGTTACATTCAAAGGGCATAAAAAAGTATTTGCTAATTCTTACGATGACGCAAAACGAAAAGTAGAAGGTGATTTGGAATTTATTCACCCGAACTTCAATATGAAGTTTGAATCAATAGGAAAATTCCAAGAGGAGGAATAATGAGTGAAGATTATAAAAGAGGCTTAGGTAAGTTGTATGAGAAAGTTCAGATGATAAAGAACGTTTCTGATAAGCTAACCGTTGGCTCAGCTATTAATACAGAGACTAAAAGAAGAGAAGTGGTTCTAGTTCTTAAACAAGAAGGTGGACCGGTCATTCCTTTAGCAACGCTTTTAACACAAGAAGATATTGAATTAAGAGAATACGATGCAAAAGACTCAGCTATATTCGAAAGAGTATTTGACTTATATGAAGTTGAAGACGATAGAAAAACTTTTGAAGAGTTAAACGATGGCTTTCATCCTAAAGATAGAACTTATGATGATATGTTGAAGTTTATCGACTCTACTAGAGAAGCTGTAGAAGACCTGTAAATAGTTAGGGTTCCTACGACCCCTGTTTGTTTACGTGCGATTAATTTCGTATGAGTGGGAATCCTATAGTGTTTACAGTATGAATGAGGAAAGTAATAACAAGTAGAAAGGCATTGAAAAATGTTAACTAATAATAACAGTGATGTAAACGCTGAAGACTTGGTTGAAAGACCAAGATACGAATATCACGTAGATGGCTGTGCTGTTCGTAAATGTAAGTGGAAATCCCACGATACAAACAACGAAGGTGCTTTAGACCTAATCACTCAAGGTGGTTATGGTGATTTCATCGATTTATTCGACGAAAAACCAGCATACTTTAGGTTGTGTCACAAACATAGTCATCAATTTGCTCGTTGGTTGAACAACGATGCAGTCCTATATTCACACAATGGACACGCTCACAATGGTGAGGAACCCGGTTTTTGGTTTGGTCATATTGGCTGGGACCAAAAAACTTGGTTGTCTTATGTGAATGGATTCTTTTATCATTGGATTAAGAAGAGCTTTCGCTCTGCAGTATCTTATGTTAAGCATCATTTTAAATCACATAAGCAATGGACTAGGCAAGATATTAACGATTCAAGCTCTCCAGTAGTGTTGTCATCGTTCTTTTTTAGCTTATTCTTCTTAACAAATGCTTATAAAGGTAAAGTTAATAAACTTAAACGACTTTACAACGCCAAAAAGATTCTATTAGCTGAATCTATTTATCGTGATAGCACTAGTTTATATTCTGAAATATGGACAAAATCTGTCAATGGCAAACTTTCTGAATCAGAAATAAGTCTTATTAAAGATTTAGGTGAAGCTTTTACTTCTCTAGAAGAAGAATAGTTGACGTAAATTTAAACAATAGGTATAATTAAGTGACTTATTAAATCCTCCTATTGGGTTATTAAGTCACCCTATTTAATTTAGTCATAGACTAAATGTTGTTGTCGAAGTGAAACCCCGCATTAGTGGGGTTTTGCATTAGTATAATTAATTAAGATGAGTCGAGATTATTTAGAAACAATAGAAGACCCCGATGTAAAAAAATTTACAATAGATTTTCCGCCTTTACACGAGGCTCAACAAACAGTTAAAGATGACGAAGCACGTTGGAAGATTCTCTGTGCCGGTCGTCGATTTGGTAAATCTAGATTAGGTGTGCAACTTTGTTTAGAGCAAGCACTTGATGGTGGTCGTGTTTGGTGGGTTGCTCCAACATTCGCAATAGCTAGAGTTGGTTGGCGTGATGTAGTAGCAGCAGCATCAGAGTTTCCTAAAGACGCTGGAGTTAATATAAAACTTGGAGATATGGAAGTAACATTTCCTAGTGGTGGCTCTATATCAGTTAAATCTGCAGATAACCCTCAACGTCTTCGTGGTGAAGGTTTGAACTATCTAGTTATGGATGAGGCAGCTTTCGTTAGAGAAGAAACTTGGACCGAAGTATTAAGACCTACACTTACAGAAAATAAAGGTTCTGCATTATTTATCTCTACTCCTATTGGAATGGACAATTGGTTTTATCATTTATGGGAAAAAGCAGATACAGCAGAAGACTGGGCTCGATTCCAGTATCCAACAGTCTCTAATCCTATTATTGACCCAAAAGAAGTCGAATCAGCAAGAGAAGACTTAGGAGAATTAGTTTTTGCTCAAGAGTATCTCGCAGAGTTTATTTCCGAAGGTGCTCAAATATTTCGTTCTTCTTGGTTTAACTATTTTAAACAAGGAGTCGGAACGATATGGGCTGATGGTAAAAAATATAAAGAAAGTGAATTACAACGATTTGCCACTGTTGACTTAGCTGTATCAACAAAAGAATCAGCTGACTATACAGTTATATCTGTTTTTGGATATCACTCAGAAGATGACAAGTTGTTTATGTTGGATATGTTTAGAGATAGAGTTGAAGCTCCCGACATAGTTCCACAAATAGAACGAATGGTTGGAATACATAATCTTGAATGGGTGGGAATTGAAAGAGCTGGTTATCAATTAGCCATAGTTCAGTTCGCAAGGAGACAAGGTATAAAAATAAAAGAACTTAGAGCTGATAAAGATAAGCGCTCACGAGCACTTCCTTTGTCTGCTAAGATGGAAAGAGGATTGGTTTACTTTCCTAAAAATGCAGATTGGGTCAGCGAAGTGGAGCGAGAGCTACTCACTTTTCCAATTGGTGTTCACGATGATATCGTGGATACATTGGCTTATGCTACATTAGCTGGCAACAAGAAGAGGAAATGGCAAGCGTATTAAATGGCTGAAGAGAAAAGTTTATATAGAAAAGCAGTAGATTATCTACAAGCTCCACCAAAGAGAACAGTTACTGGAACAAAGGGAAGTCCTTATGACCGTAACGATTCTATGCTCACAAGTAATTTTGGTTACAACACACAATCGGGACACTTCCCACAAAAACTAATAGACGATATGGGTGATGGTCTAGGCAACTCTGCTGTGACTGCTTGTCTTAATGTTCTAGCAACTTCTTTTGCTGAACCAACATTAAAAGTTTATAAAAAAGTAGAGGGTGGCAAAGAAGTAGTCCCCTCACATCCAATGGAAATCCTTTTAACAAGACCTAACGAGTTCCTTAGTGGACAAAGCTTAGCTCACTACATTGTTACTTCTTTATCTGCTCACGGAGATGCATTCCTTATGAAAAGCAGAAACAACAAAGGTGAAGTAGTTCAGTTGATACCTTTGATGCCTTCTTATGTCAAAGTAAGAGGGAATGAAAGAGAATTAATTACTCACTACGAATATTACGCAGTGAAACAAACAAACTCCCTAACAAAAGATTTTATAGAATTACCAAGAGAGAATGTTGTCCACATTCGTCAAGGTATGGACCCGGACGACCATAGAAGAGGCTTTGCTCCAATACGAACAGTATTAAGAGAATTAGCCGGTGATGAAGCAGCAGGACAATTTGCTGTTGCCTTGTTACACAATATGGCTGTTCCCGGCGTTATCTTAAGTCCAAAAGATGACACTATGGGTGGTCCTTCTAGGGAAGAAGCCGAAGCAATAGCTCAAGCTTTTAAATCTAAGTTCTCGGGAGCCAACAGAGGCGCACCAATGATTATGACTGGTGCTATGGATGTAGACGTAGTCTCATTCACACCGGAACAGATGAACCTAACTGCATTGAGAAGACTGCCGGAAGAAAGAGTATCCTCTGTTCTTGGAGTTCCGGCAATTCTCGCTGGACTCGGCGCTGGATTGGACGCAGCCACGTATAACAATACAAAAGAATTAAGAGAATTCTTTACTGAACAAAAGATGATTCCTTTATGGAATGCTGTTGCTTCAGAATTAACTCATCAAATATTACATACTGAATTTGAAAAAAATGACTACTCAATGGTCTGTCAGTATGACTTAGAAGAAGTAAGAGCTTTAGCCTCAGATAAAAAAGAACAAGTTTTAACAATGAACTCCGGTGTGCAAGGTGGTTTCGTTACTATCTCAGAAGCAAGAAAGAGTTTAGGGTTAGAGGCAGACGAAAGTCACGAAGTTTTCTTAAGACCATTGAATATGGTGGCTGTTCCAGTGGGGGAGACTGGAGTTATGACTCAAATAAATGAGAGCCAGCAAAACCCTCCGGAACAACCATCTGAAGATGACGAGAAAGCTACACTCAATACAACTGGATTTGAGCCACAAGTAAGAAGAACTAAAAGAGTTGTTGGTAAAAAACCTAAGAAGAAAAAAAATGTAACCGTTGACTTAACTATGGAGTTTAAAGGTTCTGAAGGGGATTATTCCCTTATGGATGAGAAAGCAGCAATATCTGCTAAAGTTAAAAAAGTATTACAAAAAAAGGTAACAGACCACAATGCAAAAGACCCAAAGTATAGAGCAAGCTATGGAATGTTGGCAGCTGTATTCAGACGAGGTGTTGGTGCCTATAGAACTAACCCAGCTTCAGTGCGAGGTAATGTTTCTTCAGCAACCCAATGGGGCGTAGCTAGAGTTAACGCATTCCTTAAAGGATTGAAAGGTAAGTTCCCAAGAACTGCTTTTGACCAAGACTTACTCCCTAGTGGTCATCCTTTAAGTTCTAAGAAATCAGCAAAAGCAGAATCAGTAAACATTGGTGATGCTGTTAGCTGGTCCATAAATAAAGACCCCGACCCACCATCAACCGTTCACGGTATAGTCACTTCTGTAAAAAAAGAAGAAGCTTCAATGATGGTTTGGGCAATTATGGAAGATGGTTCACACAAAAAGACTGATAGAAATGTCACTATGCCAATTTCTAAACTAACAAAGATTAAAGATTGGCGTAAGGAACAAAAAGCAAAAGACGACATTACTGGTTTCCCTTCAGCTGAAGATAACCAAAAAATTAGCTTAAGCAACTCGAATTTTAAACAATTCCCCGACCACGCTTATGTCAAGAATCTAAAAGAGAATTACCCGAGCATATGGAAAAGAGCAGGAACCGGTGGCAACCCACCTACTTCCTTCACTGGAAATGATGCATATCGAAACTGGACGAAATATAAAGGTGGAGATAGAAGTGCGTCAGTATTATCTTGGGTAAAAAGACGAGAACGTTTTATGAGCCGACACTCCGGAAACACTAGACTAAATGGAATCATTGCCGTTATGAAATGGGGCGGTGTAACTAAGTCCGGTGTTAGCACTATGAAAAAAATCGTAAATGAACAGAAAAAGAAAGAAGATGACCGTCGTAAAAAAGCTATAAACCTTATAGCTGGAAACAACGACGATTTGACAAGTTAAAATAAAAGAGTATAAAAGGAGTTAATTTTTTATGGCTAGTGAAAAATTCACAAAGTCAGTGTCATTCAAAACCACTGACGATGAAAAAGGAAATGTTGAAGCAGTATTTTCTGTTTTCAATAACTTAGATAGTGACGGCGATGTAGTCGTTCCCGGAGCAATAAAATCCGGATTTAAAGATGACCAAGTTCCAATGGTATTCGCACACAAGTGGGACCAACCAATTGGAAAAGGTAAAATAGTTCAAGAAGACGACAAAGCAGTCTTCAAAGGTAAATTTTTTATGGGAACTGAGGCTGGTAAGGAAGCTTATAATCTTGCAAAAGAAATGGGTGACTTACAAGAATGGTCTTTCGGTTTCAGAATTAATGACTATGAAGTCGCAGAATTCAAAAAAGATGGGGAATCAGTAGGAGACGTTCGATACTTAAAAGATTTAGAAGTATACGAAGTATCACCAGTTCTTGTAGGAGCCAATAGGCAGACCTACACACTAGCCATTAAAACAGGTGAAGAGTCAGTATATGAATCTAGCTCCGATGAAAAAGCCGCAAATGATGAGGACATCTTTGATAACGAAGAAGATGCTAAAAAAAGAGCAGAGGAACTAGGATGTTCCGGAACTCATACTCATTCTGTGGATGGTAAAGAGGTATATATGCCTTGCTCTACTCATTCATCATATGAAGAAATGATTAGTGGTGACGAAAAAGATTTGTCAGAAGATACAGAAGTTGTTGAAACAGAAGTATCTGAAGAGAAAAGTTCAGAAGATGATTCCAGCTTGCAAGGAGTTCGTTTTTCTGATGAGGTGAAAGATGTGCTTGCAGCATTGGATAGCCTTATTGTTAGAACTAAAGCAATTAGTGTTTTACGTTCTAAAGATGGAAGGAATTTATCGGCTAAAGCTGAGTCAGCTCTTAGAGCTGTCCAAAGCGATTTAGATGATGCTTGGCAAGAGCTAGATGTAATTCTTGGTTCCGAAGAAGATACTCCGGAAGCTGAAATTGATACAGAAGCTGAAGTAGTTGAAGCAGAAGTTCCAGTAGCAGAAGAGTCTGAGGCAGTAGCCGAAGAGTCTGAAGTTGTTGAGACAGAAGTTGAGCCTACAGAAGATTCTGAAACAGTTGAAGTTGAAGAAGAGGAAGATTCTGAACCCGAGGAAGATACTGCAGATGAGGAAGAAGAAATTGTTGAACTCGAAGAGGTTGACAGTGAATTCGAAGCTCTTTTTGCAGAAGCTCAAGCTACAATTGCAGAATCTATAATTGTTGAGCTTGAAGAAGACGAATAGTATAAGTATAAGTTATTTTGGAGAAAAATATAATGTCAGATTATAAAGAACAAATTTCCAAGAAGCGTGCTGAGTTAAAAGAAGTATTTGATAACCCAGTAGAAGACGGTAAGTATTCTGCTGAGCAAAAAAATGCTATCAATGGTTTAAACACCGAACTCGCTGATTTAGTTGATACAGCTAACTTAGAGAAAAGCAAAGCCAAGAATGAAAAAGCTATGGATACAGAAGTTTATGCTTCTGAAGAACCACAAGCTGGACCATCCAACATTGGTGAAGCTTTCGTTAAGTCTGCTGCTTATCAAAACTACAAGTCAGACGGAGTTAAAGGTGTAGACTCTACAGTAGGATTTAGCCCAATGGGTTATAAAACTACTTTAGGTGCTGGAACCACTAACTCTTTCGCTCCGGAAGTTTTAAGACAGCCGGGAATCTTAGAGAAAGCTCTTAGAGACCCCGATGCAGTCATTGGTCTATTCGACCAAATCGAAACAGACCAAAATTCCTTTGCATATATGGAAGAAACAACCTTCACAAATGCCGCTGCTGAACAAGCTGAAGAAGCTACAACAGCAGAGGGAGCATTAGACTTCACAGAGCAAACTGCACCAATCAGAAAAGTTGGTGTTTTCTTGCCTGTGACTGAAGAACTTCTTGCAGATGTAAGTGGAATTCAAGGTTATGTAAACTCAAGGCTCGCCACAATGATGAAGTTAAGGCTTGATAGCCAACTTCTAAGTGGAGACGGAACTGCACCAAACATCGAGGGTATCCTTGATGCTGGTAAAACAAACGTAGACGCAATTGCCTACGGTTCCTACTCCGGTGAGTTAAAGCAATTAGGGGCTTTGTATCAAGCAATTACAAACATCAGAACTGGTGGATTTGTAGAGCCGGATGCAATCGTTATGCACCCTAATGACTGGTATCAAGTTGTTACCTCAATAAGCGATTTCGCAGGAACATCTTCAGCAGGTTATGCTGCTAAGAATCCTCTTTTCGTTGTTGGTGGTGGCTTCGGTGATGCACCTCAACCAAGAATTTGGGGTATCCCAGTCGTTCCATCAACAGCTATCGCTGAGAACACAGTTCTCGTTGGTAGATTCGGTGGTGGAGAAGCTGCTCACGTTGTTATGCGACAAGGAATTGACCTTGCTGTATCAGACTCACATAGTGACTTCTTCCTTAAAGGAAAATTAGCTATTAGAGCAACAATGAGAGTCGGTCTTGCTGTCTACAGACAGGAAGCATTCTCAAAGATTACCGCTTTCTAAGAGGTATTCTAAGAAATTTTTGGAGGGGTGGATTATTCTGCCCCTTCAAATCAAAACAGAAGGAAAAAAAGATTTAAATGGAATATATAAAAGTAGAAAAAGATATTTGGAAAATGGCAGATGGTTCATTATTCGAAGGTAACGTCAATGATGTTCCTAAAGGTAACCCATCTAATGTAGCTAAAGCCGGTAAAGAGTATTCAATGGAATATTTAGAATTTCACGGTTGGGGTAAAAAAGAAAAAGCTCCTAAGAAAAAAGCTGCTAAGAAAAAAGTAGAAAATAAAGCCGTTAAACCCGAAGACACAGAAGACAAGTAGTCTTTAAATGGCACTATCAACAGTTTCTGACGTTAAGAGTGTTATTGGCGTAGATATGTCTTCAGCTGACGAAACAGCTATAACAAACATTTTTATACCCGCAGTTGACGCAGCAATCAAAAATTACTTAGGCTATGAGCTTGAGTATACATCTTCTATTAGTGAAACCTTAGATGGGACCAATGAAGAAGAGTTTTATACAAAAGCAGCTCCGATAGTAGCTGTAACATCTGTTACAGAAGATGCAGTTGCGTTAACTGAAGGAAACGATGAACACTTTGTAGTTTACAAAGCCGAGGGTAGAGTTCGTAAAACAAATAACAAAAGATGGTCCACAATAAGACTTCAAAATGTGACTATCGTTTATTCTGCTGGATATTCTGATTCAGAAGCAACAGCAGAAGACATTCCTAAAGATTTAAAGTTTATTAGTGCTAAAGGTGCTGGCAAGATGTTTGTTACAGCAGCTGCTTTATCAGCACAACAACCAACAGGTGAAGTTAAAACACATAATGCTGACACCTCTACGGATGCTAACTTTAACTTAGTTAGACAAGAATCACTAGGTGATTATTCAGCAACATACGAAAGTATTCCAAATTTACTAAATGAAGGCATACTAAACGAGATGGATATGAGGGTATTATCAAAATATAAGAGGCAATACTTCACATCGGCATCCATTCTCGACTAGACTTAGTTTTATGGATATAGAAGTAAATAAAGCACAAAGAATAGCTTATCTTCGTGGAATAGATGATGCTGAATTTAAAGAAGCTGTTTTAGACCAAATGAACTCTTTAAGATTACAAAAAGTAAATCTTGTTGATGATATGGATGTAATTCTAAACGGGTATCTTTCAGTTTGTAAAAAGTTCCCGATTAAAGCTAAAAAAAAGAAGTAATGGCTAGATACGATTACAAGTGTTCTAAATGTGAACATTTGTTTGAAGTTCAGCATTCAATACACGACGAACCAAAGATTAAATGTGAAAAATGTAAAGCACTTTCTACTAGACAAATTAGCACTAGGGTTTATCTCTATGGAACTGTTGGCGTTGACTGGAATAGTAATCCTAATGGTGCTAGTAAGTCAATGAAAGACAAAGCCAACAAAGCTGCTAAAAGAAAAGTCCAGTTTTAAGGATTAAAGTATCCAAGGATACCGTATCCACAACTACCACTTTCTATCTCAGATATTAAACAATCTTCCGGCATAATTGAATCATCGTGCTCATCTACTATTTCACCCTCATACCAAAATATAGAGTCTGTATAGTCAGCTCTATGTTGACAATCTGATGGTGGTGTAGACGGGTCTAAGTCTTCACAATATATTTCTGTAAAATTATCCCAATACATTGTAGGCATAGCGTTTACATTACTACCCCCACCTAAAATTACTATTCCAAGTATTAATCCAAACATTATTAATCCTCCAATGGATTCTTGTGTCCACGGACACGTCCAGCTTTTTTTGGTGAGTGCAGATAACATTTATCTGAAGGATTGTATTTACTTAAAGTAACTACACAATCTTCTTTGACACAAAGTCTTCCTTTGTCAAAAATTTTACTTTGTCGACTTGCCTCATAGTGACTTCTTCCAGTTATATTAAATTGATTAGCCATTATTCTTCCTCCTCAAACCATTCTGCGGGAAATCCTATATTACGCTTTTCTTTTTCCCATCTTCTCATTGCTACAAAAGTCATAGCTCTATCTATTAGATTATCAAAAAACTTATCTAACTTACTAAGCATTTTGTTCCTTTCTTAATTTATTAACATATGTAGCGTCACTCTTCCAACACCATTCGCTACTTGACCAGTCTTTCCATTGGGAACGACTGTATATATCTTGTGATAATAAATACCCAAACTGGATGTTGTAATATTCTGTATGTTGTATTTTTTTGAATTCAAAACCTACGGCTGATTTAGAAGTAGGTCCAGTGTATGGTTTACCATAACGCATAACTACCCATTCATCCCACATTGGTAGGTCATATTCTTCTGCAATCCAATTCCAAGTCCAAGATACAAATTGAAAGAGCCCCGAGTCATCATTACCCTCAGCAGTTCTTAATGCATTGGTATTTCCTCTAGATTCACACCAAATTACTTTAATTGCAGTGTTTAGTTGTATTGGGTCTTTAAAAGTTTCTAACAACAATTCTGAGTGTTCTCTTACATCACGAGTGATGATTGAATCACAAAATTGGTAATTTTCTACGTAATCAGTAGTTATAAAGCTATTTTGGGGTAAAGCTGTCGCAAGGAAGATTAAACATTCTGCTATCATTTAGTCTCTTTCTTTGTCATACTATAAACATAGCACAACAAAGCAGAAATGTCAACTATCTATTTTTAATTTAATTGCTTTTGATAAAACGTCGCTTTCACTGCTACCGGTAACTCCAGTAACAAACTCGTTTACAAACTCGCCATATTGGTTTTGCTTCTCCATAAAGAGTTCAGCTTCCCAACAGTTTGCATACTTATTCCAAGCGATATATATCGTCTTATCTTGAACTTTTAATAACTTTTGTTTTTCGTCAATAGCTATTAGTTCTGCATTGGTTGTGTCCATACAACCTCCTCTGTCCTACTCCCATTATACACTGTTTTTAACAGAATAACAAGAAAATAAACTTTTTCTATTGACAAATAATACAAGCACTAGTATAGTGAGACTATGATAACAGATAATGACAAGACGACTTATCGACCTAGTTACGAGCAAATGGAGTGGTTGTTCAAAAAACATCCACACAAAACTCTTAGAGAATGGGCATCCGAATGGGGTTTATCTCACGAGAGAGTTCGACAACTAAGGGAGCAACTAGACGTGCCACCTAGAGGTAGTTTCAATAGAGAGATTGCAGAAGAAATTATAGAGTATATACGCAGCGGGAAGGGAACTGTATCTACTGCAAGAACTTATGAAAAATATCCTAGTGTTGGAAAACGTAAATTTTTATCTTGGTGCAAAGAGCACTCAGATTTACAAGAAAAGTTAAATGATGCATTTGAGTATGTAGAGTTTCAAAAGAAACACCCTACACATAAAAAGTGTCAAATAACTGGAGAAGTATTACCTATCACAGAATTTTATAAAGATAGGAATTCACAAGACGGCTACGGCAGTCGTTCTAAAGAAGCAGTTAAAACTATGGTTAAAACGTATTACGATAAAAGACCACAGGTTACTGTTCCTACTGTAGAAACTAAGAACTGTGCATCTATACCGGAAATTGGTCCTTTACCAGCTTCTGAATTTGGAGTTAGCACTAAAGCTACTACAGGACTGCAAACATATTGCAAGAAGTTTCAAAGTGAGTATCAGAAACTCAAAGGGCAAGACAATGCTTTTGATATAGCTAAGGGTAAAACCCTTGATTATTATTTAGAGCAAGGATATACTTTATCTAACTCGTAGTAAGGGTATTCCATATTTAGCTAAAGCTCCTCATCCGTGGGGAGCTTTTCTATTGGTATAATTACATTATGCCAATACTTTCAACAGCATTATTAAACGAGTCAATAGACATTCAATCACTATCCGGTAGTGGTGTAGATGATAGAGGTAACTCCTCTGCGACATTCAGTAACTCAGCTACAAGTGTTCAATGTAAAGTAGTCAGAAAAGATAAAGGCTCTACTGAAGTAGATGTAGAGGGAAGAGAAGAATTTAATCAAGAAATACAGTTTATAGTTCCTAAAGACACCACAGTAACAAGATTAGATAGAGTCACTTATGATAGTGAT